AGGAGGCGCGCAGCGCCGTCTCGAACCATGCGCCACCGGCACTGCGTGGCCCCATCCTTCGAGACGCCCGGCTTCGCCGGGCTCCTCAGGATGAGGACTCAGTACGTGTGGCAAGGTGCCTCGGATCGATCGATCGAGCGCTCGCGCGTCCAGCGTCCGGCAGGCGGGGCACCACCTGCTGCGTTGTGCCGCAGCAGCTCAATTGTCACTGATGTCGCGAGGTCGCCTGCATCAGGCAGAGTAACGCTCCCGTTCACAAGACTTTTATTGTGACTCGCGGTGCCGCTCGCCGCCCTGGCTGGTATTCGAGAGCATCGTTGCTAAGTTCAGAAGACAGGTTCGGTGCTGTTCCATCGCAGCAGCCGAACAGTCCCCAGGAGGAATGAACATGAGCACGGTCGTTCTGAACCGCCGCAAGCTGCTCATTGCCAGCGGTTCCTTCCTGGCAGCCGGTCTGTCGTCCGGGCTGTTGCGACCTGCCCGCGCGGAAGGCCTCGCACCGACTGCGTCGATGTCGGGCGGGGCCAACAATTATCGCAAAGGCGCCCAGATCGTGGAGCGGATCGGCGGAGGTGGATTTTGGATGAGCGGGAGCGTTCGCCGTGCGGGTGACGGCGCTCCGCTCGCCGGGCAGCGGATCCAGATTTGGGCGCATACGGTTGAAGGGCAGGAGCACGAGCAGCGCAGTCACGGCGCCACGCTCACCGACAAGAACGGCGAGTTCCGTCTCGAGATGCCGCAGATCATTCCCGTGTTCGGCCAGCCGCATGGGCACCTCGCTTATGACAGCGACGAATTCAAGACCGTGTTCTTGCGTCCGGTGATGCGCAGCGCAAAAGACACCAGCCTGGAAGCACACTTCGTCCTTCAGCCGGCCTGACCGAGTTGGAGACGAAGGCATGAACCGGGTCCGCGCGACCCTGGTCTGGGCAGCTCTCGCGGTCGCCATCGGCGTACCGATGGTCGCCGCAGCGATGAGTCCTTTGCTCGCGTGGCGAGGTCCGGTTTACATCCTGGCGGGGTTCGCGGGGATCGTCGCGCTCGGTCTCGTCCTGGTTCAGCCTTTGCTGATCGGCGGCTACCTGCCGGGACTGTCGGCCTTTCGCGCGCGGCGCGCGCATCGCTGGATCGGCGGCACGCTGGTGGTCGCGGTGCTGATCCATGTCGGCGGTCTGTGGTTCACCAGCCCGCCGGACATGATCGACGCGCTGACATTCACGTCGCCGACGCCATTCTCGCCGTGGGGCGTGGTCGCGATGTGGGCGATCTTCGCTGTTGCGCTGCTCGCAGGCTTCCGCCGACGATCGGGCCTGCGGCCGCGACAGTGGCGGATGGCGCACATGCTGCTCGCCGTGGTGATCGTCGTCGGGAGCGTCGTCCATGGCATGCTGATCGAGGGGACGATGGAAACGATGTCGAAGGCGGCGCTTTGCGCGCTGGTCGTCGCGGCGGCCGTAACGGTCATGGTCGACCTTCGGGTGTGGAGAAAGCGAGCCGGTTGGCGCGAACAGAACCCTGCGCAACGGTGAGCCGACTGGGCCGTCCGCAATATCCGTTCGACAATGCTGCGCGCGACCGCCTCGGACATGATCAGCACATCACCGAATTTCGCCAAGCCGATTCTTGACAACATTCCTATTATGATTATAGTCCGCTTCGTCCTGTCCGTGAGGGGCGCTTCGCGAGGCGTCGTACAAGCGGGACAGATCGACGGGCCGGGCAACCGGTCCGGAACGATGGTTCGGTGGTGTAGCGCGCCATTTCAAATGGCACCGCGCGCCAGTTCAAATGTCACCCCCCGAATTTCGGGATTGACGGTCGCTCGGGCCGGTCGCAGGCTGGGGAGAGTTCCACCCAGCTTTGAAGGCCTTTCCAATGATCCTTTTTGATACCGTCGACCTCGCCGGTTTCGAGGCTGAGGTCGCTGTTAGATGACCCGATTTTGGGTCGCCGCGATCGTCACCATTGCGCTCGCGGGATGTTCCAGCTCGCCGGCCGAGCTTGAGGCCTCCACAACCCCCACCGTAAAAACCTACGTCGAAAACTACCAGGAGATCTACCGCCGGGTTTCGAGCACCGCCAAGCGGTGCTTTGCCGGCAATGTGGGCGCCTATGCGTCGTTCGCGGTCGACTCGGAGCTTTATCCCGATCTCGGCTATGGCGACACCACGCTGTCTCTGATCAACATGGGCACCCGGAATTACTACATCTCGGCCAAGATCGAGAAGCAGGTTCCGGCCGGCGCCAGGCTCACCGTCCGGACCGGCAACACCCTCGCGGCCGAGCGCTACAAATCGCTGGTGCTGGCCTGGGCGGACGGTGATCAAAGTTGCCCCGCTTTCTAAGTCGCGGTGATGCCGGCCTTGTCGAGCACGGCCTGCTTGGCCGCAAAGGGCATCGATCACCTGTTGCGGCGCGCGCGGAAATATCGCCCGCCAGTCGGCGGCCGTGAGCTTGATCGGCATGGTGGTGGCTCCGTGCTTTGGATTTGAATATGCGCGCGGCAGTCGCGCGGGCTACGCGCCGAAGGTGGCGTCGAGCACGATGGCGCCATCGCCTTGAGCAATCACAGGCAAGCCGGCAGTCGGGAATGAGCCAGTACAAGACGGTTTGAAATTGACCGCCATCGTCGAACTGTAGTTGGTGGTACTAGCAGTAATTGTGCCGGACGTCACGCCCGTGGTGATCGAGATTGCGTTTATTACATAGACGTCCGGAGCCCGGAACATGCGCGGAGACAGCGCCATCTGCATGTTCTGCGGGCCGATGCCCGACATCACCACGCCGACCAGCGCCGGCCCGATGATAACGCGAACATAGCGCCCGCACAGATTGATCTCATCCTGAATGCTTCGGCGAGCGAACGGGCTCATTGTCGCCCCACGTTCGAGCTGGACTTCGCTGAGGTATAGAATCGTACCCGTCGCCTGCGTTGCATCTGTCCAGAAGAACACCCCTAGATTGTTCATGGATGTCGAAACACTGCCGGACAGCGAAATGCGCGTGAATACTGATGTTGCCGAGAGAGATCCGGTTGCCACCACAGCTAAACTGGTTGACTTGAAGAAATTACCCGTCGTGAACGTCCCCGAAGTCCAATCATTCACAACGTCTCGGGTGGGGGCATCGGCGGTTCCAGTCCATTCGAGAATAGCATATCGGATCGTGGTGCTTGACGAATGGGCGACCTGTGCAGAAAGCGTGACGGATTGCCCGCGAAGGTCGATGACATTCTCGAATTCAAGCCACTGTCCGCGCCCGTGGCGCTGTGCAGAGGCATTCGATTGAGTTTGCGCCATCATATAGTAGACGCCAGGGCCGCCAAATGGTGAGGCAGCCTCCGTCACCGGGTTAGATTGCGTCAGGCTGAACCAGCTGGTCATTGCCGACATGGCGCCGTCTGAAATTGATCCAGGCGTCACCGGGGCAACAGACCCGCGCGGGTTGATGATGCGGTTGATGAAGCCAAATTCGCCGAGCCCGATCGCGCTGCGCGCCGCTGCGGCATCAGCCGCCGTCGCCAGCGCCTTGCCGGTGGCTGTCATGCCGACCGCAGTCTGCGCCGCCGCGGCATTGGCCGCCGTGATCAGATCGCTTCCCACCGTGGTTGCACCAATCGTGTCCCGCGCATCCGCGGCGTTCATCGCCGTCGCCAGAGCCTTGCCGGTCGCCGTCATGCCCAGGTTCGTCTGCGCGATCCCCTTCGCGGTGCTGTCCGGCGACTGCGTCCGTACGAACGACACCACGTCGTCGTTGATGCTGCTGGCGAGCGGGACGCAGGTCAGCACAGCGGATCCGCTCAGGTCGAGCGCCGTGTCGCTGTTGCTGGATTCGATCACAGTGCGGGTCGCTGTCGTGACGCTTCCGCCAAGGGTGAGGTATCCGTTCTCCCAGGCATCACCGTCGCGCAGCTCGTAGGGCGGCTGGTCACCATCCACCGCCCCCGCCGCCGAAAACGATTGCCACCCGGTCGGGACCGAGCCGAGCGTCAGGGTGCCCGTCCCCGGGGTGGAAATCAGGTGGCGGACGTTGTTGAATGCCTTCTTTGCCATCGGTGTTCCTCAGTCGAAGATTGAAACGGAGACGCGCGGGCGCAGCGAGATCGGGCGGCTTGATGCGGCGATGATTCCGGCCATGGTGAGCATCGAGATTGCGGTGTCGGCCGGGGCGGCTTGAGCGACCAATTGAACGGTGTCGGCCGCGTGATGGATCGACACCGAAACGCGACCCGGTTGCGCGACGATCGTGCGCGATGGCGCCAGTGTGCTGGCGATGTCGCCGCCGCGGCCGAACCCTCCCCGGCCGAAGGCATGCTCACGGGCGCTGAGATAAAGTTCGCCAGGGACCGCGACGACGCGGCCATGAAGAGCGCCGCCAGCGGCGACAAACTCCAGAGAATCTGTCGTACCCGGGATGCCCGCGCTGGCGGACTGCGGCTCGGCGACAAGAACAGCAGCGGCTGTGCCAATCCGCACCAGCGGGTGGAATTCGCCGGGGCTGGCGATGGCGACAGCCGGCACCGCCAATGATCGCAGCGCGGTGTCGGCCGGCCTAGTTTCTGCAACGATCTGCGCCGCGGTCGCCGGCGATGCCTTCACCCGCGCTGTCAGGGCTCCGGATGCCGCCGTCAGCGTCGCCGACGACGTCGCCGCGCGCAGCACAGCGTCGGCTGTTGCAGGCTGGGCGACGATCGTCGCATGGGCGCTGCCGGAAACCACGCCGCGCGGCGCGGTGCCGGCCACGGCAACGACCGTTGCCGGCGCGGACTGCATCCTGGTGACGAGTGCGACCGTGGAGCCCTGCGCAACCAGGCTCGCGGTCGCACCGCCCGAGATCCGGCCCGACGCTTGTCCGGACACCGCAACGATCTGTGCGGCGCTCGCCACCAGCCCGACGCGCAGCAGGCCTGCGGAGCCATGCGCGACGACCTGCCCTGCGGCAGTCTCGAGTGTGATCGTCTCGCCGGCCGCGACCGTCGATCGGCCGAACCCGTCCCGACCGAACGCGGAACGACCAAACATGTTACGTCGTCACCGGCTTGATCGTGTAGCTCGTCATCCCGCGCCTCGGAGTCTTGGACGGATTCGCAGCCGTCTCCATCGCGCTCAGAAGCCGCGACAGCGCGACACCTCGCGCATGAGCCTCGGTCCTGGCGGTATTGGCCTTTTCGCGCTCGGCGCGGATCAACGTCAGGGCGGCGTCCGGCGCCAAGCCGGCCGCCTTGGCCTTGATCTCATCGACGGTGAGAGTTTTCGACATGATCGCATCCCCTTACGCGAGCGTTCCGACGCCGAACCGGATGATGCCGTCCGTTCCGATCTCGACCTCGAAAACCGAGCCGTCCGGAATGGTGAGTTCGGAGCCGAAATCGTAGCGGCCGACCAACTTGTCGCCCGTCGATGTGTCGCTGTAGATGGGGATGTAGCGGAACGGCCCGATCGACCCGCCGGACGCGGACCATTGAAAGTTGGCCGACGCGAATTTCCAGACGCCGTTCGAATCCGGCTCGGTCCACGTGACCGAGGTCAGCGTGACGCCGCCGGTCGTGTAGCCGTTGCCGTTGCTGATCTGGGTGATGTCGGCCAGCTCGTCATCAGCCGAGATGCTTGGCGCCGTGTTCGTCAGCATGGCCTTGAACGTATCGGTGTCGAGATCAATGCGGCCGCCGCCGACATTGCCGAAGAACGAATCGAAGAGCGCGAACGTAACTGCCATCTGGCAACCCTTTCCTAGGTGAAGATGCGATCGGTGTGGAGTGTGACGGAAACGCTCGTGAGGCCACTGCAGGACTCGACGACGAACTGGAGCGCATCGGTGTCGGACAATTCTTTGGCCCATCCCGTCAAAGCGCTGTCGAGGTAGTCGCGGGCGGCCGACAGCGTCGGCTTGCTCGATCCGCAGATGCTGTCCCCTGGACCGGGCAGGCCCGATGCAAATGCCTTCTTGCGAATGTCGATGATGATGTCGCCGACACCGTCGGCGCGAAGCGTGACGCGGCGGATGATGCTGGCGACGCCGACGGGAAGATCGAGAACCTTGCCGTCTGCGATCTCGCTGCCGCCGCTATCCAGAAACACGGTGACGCTCGACTGCGTCGGGAACGGATAGAACACACCCCAGTCGGCCGCGCTGGTGCCGGGCTCGACGCCGGTGTTGTTGCGCCTGGCTATCCACAGCTTGCCGGAATGCGGCAGCACTGTGCGGGCGCCATAGGCCGTCTCGCTCGACCACGGATCCTCCGAAAACGAGATATTGGCGTAGACGCCGGTGTAGTTCCAGACGCCGCCTTCCTTGTACCATTCCTTGCTGGTCGACGGCTGGCGGGCGGATTGCCCCTCTTCGCCAAGCGATGGATCAGGCTCGGTTGCGCCAGCCGGAACGTAGACAAAGAAGCCGATGGCGTTCCAGGCCGCGACCAGCTTCTGAACGTCGAGCATGACGTCGCCGCCGGCAAACCGCAGCGGCGAACTCTTGTAGATCGCGTAGCTGGTGCCGGTGAGATCGGCGCCGGGCCATTCCGGAATGACCAGATGATTGTCGTCGGTGACGTCATCGACGAACGCGGCCTGGCCGGCGATCACGATGGTGTCTCCCGGCCGCGCATTGTAGCCCGACCAGATCACGCCGCTGCCGGTGACGATCGTCGATCCATTGATGACCGAGACGGTGCCGATCGCGTAGCTGGGGAATGCGGTCATGGTTGGCCCTTGTTCAGCGCAGCGACGTCACTTGCGGCGCCTGCGGTGCGAGCACGATTTCGCGCACCGGACGCCCTTCGAAGATCGTGAAGGTCCCAGCCATCGGCAGGCCGGCCGCATAGGAGGCGGCAGCGTCCTCGGTGTCGAACATGCCGAAGCTGCGCTGCAACCCTGATCGCTGGTCGACGTCGGTACGGCCAATGAAGAATGATTTCGTTGTCATGAGAGGCCTACCTTCGGTTGTTGATGACGATCAGGGCGCCGGCATTGAGCAGCTTGCCGTAGCCCTGCAGGGCGAATGAGTGATTGCCTTCCGACAGGCCGAAGATCGCATCGGTCACCACCAGCGATGCCGCCGCGTAGCCCTGATTGGTACTGATGCTGACGACGCCGGTCGGTTGCACCGTCACGATGTCCGGCGCAGTCCATTGGTACGGCGTCCGCTCGGAGCCATCGACCAATAGCTTCAGACCGCAATTGCCGTTGGAGTCGTTGCGCACCTGGCCGATCACCAGCGCGCGGCCGCCCTGGATATTCACCGTCGTCGACGCCAGCGTCACCCATCCGCTGGCGTTCGATACCGGCGTGATGGCAACGCCCTGCGTATTGCTCGCCGCACCATCGATCAGGTTGAGCAGGTCGACGCCGTTGATTGCGATCCGCGACGAGTCGATCGAATTGGCCCGCAGATAGATCGCATCGATCGTGCCGGCGATGAACTTCGAGCCGGTCATGGTGCCGTCGAGGATCACGTCGGCGCGGATCACGAGGCTGAAGGCGGCGCCGCCGTCGAGCCGGCGCGCGCCGGTCAGCACGAAGCCGCCGGTGACGCCGTCGATCGTGCCGGTGACGCCGTATTGAACCTTGTGGCCGTCGATGCTGGCCGACAGCACGTTCAACGTCGCGGTGTGGCCGTTCAGCGTCGTTGTGAAGCTTCCGACCTGGCCGGCCAGCGTCGAGGTCGCGCTGGCCTGCGCGATCAGCGCGGTGTTGACTTCGGCGAAGCTCGTCGTGGTCTGTGCGGTTAGCGTGTCGATCCGCGCCGACAGCGCGCCGTCGGCGGCCGACCGGGTCTGGATCTCGGTGGTGATCGAACCCTCGACCGTGCCGAACCGGGAATTGTATTCCTCCGTCCGCGCCGCCAGCGAGGCGTCGAGATCGGTCGCCACAACCCACAATTCGGTGATCTGCGCATTGGCCTCGCCGGTGACAGACGCCAACTCGCGGCGGGTTTCCTTCTTGTCGATCCAGTTGCGCGCGGTATTGACGGCGACGACCGACGACGCCAGCGATTTGAAGCGCTCGTAGTCCTCCTTGAATTCCTCGATCGCCTTGGTGACCTGGTGCTTCACCGCCGCTTCGAAATCGACGAGCGACAGCCGGACGTCCACCGTCGTCACCGGAATCCAGTCCGACGGGATGACGTCGCGCGGCGCGGTCGGGATGTATTGTGCCTGCACCTCGTAGTCGGTGAGCGGCAGGATGCCTTGCGTGATCCGCACCGTGCCTTCGGACAGCCCGTAGTCGGCTTGCCCCCGATACACCACCACCAGCGTCGCGGCCCGGCGCACCGCGAAGGCGATGCCGGCGATGCCGGGCAGCGAATTGTCAAACGACAGGTCGATCGTCGGCCTGCGCTGCAGCCCGGTCTCGTCGATATCGACACCAGCCGCGACGCTGAAATCAAGCAGGCCTTGCGGTGCCGGCCGCGGCAGCCGCGTGCCGCCGATCCCGGGCGGGATGTACTCTTCGGGGCTCCAGCTGTAGTCCGCCGGATCGACTTCGGTGACGGCGGCGGGCACGTCGAGGTTGGCGCGGTCCACCACCTTGTCGACGCGGAAGCTCTTGTTGGTGTAGCCGTTGCGCGCCGAGGTCCATTGCCCGATGTCGAACGGCTCGATCATCCAGAACGCCGGCGGGAACGTCACCACATGGGTGCGGGCGCGCTGGGCTTCCTCGACCGCGCTCTTCTGCAGCCGCTGCACCTGTTCGGGATAGGGCACAAAGTCCAGCGCCGGATTGGCCCACAGCTCGATGCCGCCGTCGATCTCGACCTGGTCGGTCCGCTGATAGGCCGGCGCGGTCGCGACGTTCCATCCCTGCGCCGGGTCCGGATAGGTCGCCACGACGCCGTTGGTCGAATCCGACAGAGCGAAGAACGGCCGGTAGATCTGTTCGTCGGTCGACAGCAGATCGTCGTCGGTCCACGAGAATGTCGGGGTGCCGGGCGCACCGACATGGATCTTGAACGACCCGCCGATCTCCGCGACCTTGCCCTGGCACGACGCCAGCAGCGCCTCGAGCGTGCTGGCGATCTGCACGTTGACGTTGATCTGCCCGCCCGCCCGATAGGTCGGCTCCAGGCCGTCTTTGCCGATGATGCCGGCCCGGCATTTGTCGATCTGCACCAGCCAGTTCACCGTCGGCAGCCGCGCGGCCGTCATCTTCTGCAGGCCGTAGAACCAGCGCCCGCCGTAGAACATGCCGCGCAGCAGATTGTAGGCCTGCACCGCCGGCAGGTGATCGCCGTCGCCGCCCCAGGTCGCAGGGTTCGCGTAGCGCTGCGGCCCCGATCCGCCGACCGAGGAGTCTCTGGTCGGGTCGTAGAATCGGGTGCCGTCGAGCGCGAACTTCAGTTCCGGCACGCCGGACGAAAACAGCTTGTCGTTGAGCAGCGACGTCACGATCACATAGCTGATGCCGTAGCCGACGCGGTCGGTGCCGTAGGGCCGGTCCGTCGAGCTGACGCGCGACACCAGATACGGGTCGGCGGCGGTCTGGGTGCCGTCGTAGTATTTAACCCACAGATAGTTCTGATCATCCTTGTAATACTGGCTGACCGGATAGCCGAACTCGGCGTGCTGCGCCCCGGTGTTGAGGGTGCACAGCTCGCCGTTGACCCACACCTCGCGCAGCGCGCCGCTCGGCAGGTCCGACAGCGCGATCACCTGCGTCAGATAGGCGTTCGGGGTCTCGCCGTTCTCGCCCCAGAAGTTGTGATAGACCAGCGACCCGCCGGTCGCGTAGTAGCCGGCGATGAACGAGCGCGGCACGGTGCCGCCGGACTGCAGCTTGCCCTGGATCGAGAAGCCTTGCTGCTTATTGTCCTGCCCGGACAGCGACTGGGTGAGATAGTTCAGGCCGAGCGATGCGCCGACCGACAGCACCGCCGCGGTGGCGCCCGCCAGGAAGGTCCCGGCGCCGAAAACCGCCGCACCGATTGCGGTGAAAATCATCGTGAAGCCCCCTTCAAAGTCAGGGGTTTCAAGAAATTCCGTTCCGCCACGACATATCCGCGCCGGCGATACAGCACGCCGACATCCGGATCCTCGCCCATGCCGGCCATGCCGAGATACGCGCAGCCGGATTCGGCCGCCCATTGCTCGACGGCGTCCAGCATCCGGATCGCCGCGCGTCCGCGATGCGCCGGGTCGATCCACCACAGCCGCTCCTGCGCGAACCACACCGGGCCGAAATCATACTCGAAGGCGTGCGCCATCAGCACGCCCTGCGCGGCGCCGTCGGCCTCGAAGACGAAGCAGACGCGGCGGGGCCGGTTCGCGTAGTTCAGAAACAGCCGCGCCGCATAGGCCGGGTCGAACGGAAATACGAAGCCGCTCGGCCCGTTCGGATCGTCGAAGCCGGCGCCGGCGCGGGAGTCCTGCAGCAGCCGGATCACGCGGGTCTTGTCGGCGGGCAGCGCAGCGCGGATCATCAGACGAACCCTCCGGCGATCCGGCGGGCCTCGTCCATCGAGATCGTGCCGACCGTGCCGGTCGACACGCCCCAGTTCACCTCCCAATCGGCGACGGTTACGACGTCCTTATAAAAACCGTCGTCGGGATGGCGCAGCCGCTGCGACGCGTCGCAGCGCGTGTCCGGATTCGACCGCGTCAGTTCCTGCGCATGCGAGACGCAGCTCAGCACGACGTCGCCTTCGTCGCCCTCGGGCGGCGTCGTCACCTCGATGTGGTTGATGAAGCCGAGAAAGCGCGGCCAGGCCGGCCCGACCATCTCGCCGCTGTCGGGGTCGAACAGCCCGCGGAAGACTTCGACGCGGCCGTATTTGCACTCGTAGGTCCGGATCAGATTGTTGACCCGGTCGGCGCATTGCGACAGCGTCACCGTGACGGTCTGCACCGTGATGCCCATGACGATCTCGATGTCGGAAATATCGATCAGCGCGTTGGCGCCGAAGAACTCCCGGCTTTGCGCGCCGCCGGTGTCCGGATCGAGCACCTCGCAGGTGATCGGTCCGACGTCCGACCAGTAGCCGTCGACCACAGGCGCCCCGGTGTCGCGCTCCTTCACCACGAACCAGATGAAGTCGCGGCTGTCGAGGCCGCCGGCCGCCAGCGCCGTTGCGATCTCGTCCGACACCGCCCTCATGTGAGTTTCACCGCTTCGCTCAATGTGAGATTCACCGCTTCGCTCATGGAATCTGCACCGCGGCGAACGACACCACGCAGTGGGTGTCGTTGTACTGTTTGACCTGCACCGACTGCGGCTTGAGGTTGAACAGGCCGCGCGGCGCCAGCAGCCGGATCGACAGCCCGAGCGTCCAGCCCAGCCGCAGCCGCGGCCGCACCTCGAACGACGGCGTGACGCCGCTGCCATTGGCGACGGTGCGCTCGCTGACGCGGTGCAGCGCGCGGCGGCCGTTGTCGAAATCGAACGACAGATAGTCGCCCTTGGCGATAATCTGTCCGGGCCGCAATCCGATCAGCGTGATCGCCTTGTTGGCGACGACGGCGGACAGCACGCCGTCATAGGCCGAGCCGTCCGGATAATGCAGCGCCGTCGGGCGGCGCAGGTCGTAGGCCTCGAACGGATTGATCACGCCGTCGAGCGCGTCGAGATCGGCTTCGAGTTCGAGCGCGCGCGCATTGCGCAGCGGCTCGGTGACGTAGTTCGCATGCCAGATCGCCGAGCCGAAATTCTTACCGATGGCGCGGCCGTCCGCGATCCGGCTCAGTTCCTGCCGCGACATCAGCATCAGCGGATCGCCGGAAAAGCCGATGCCGTCGAGCATGCCGGCGATGGGGAAGGAGATCGTCATCGCAGCTTCCTCAGCGCCCGGCCGGTGTTGCTGGCGTTGGCGACGTGGTCGACGAATTGCGGGCTCTTGGCGAACGCGCTGACGGCGCCGGCCGAGGACTGCTGCGCGACTTTCTTGACGTAGGCCTTGAGGCTGCCCTGATCGTCGACGCTGACGCCGACCGATACCGCGACGCCCTGCGGCGCCGATGCGGATGCGGCGGATGCGGCGGCGGCATTGTCGGCGGCCGACGGCGCCGCGCCGGGCAGCCGCGCGATGTTGCCGAGGCTGTCGAGCGAGCCGCCCTCCGCGAAGCCCGGCAGATACGGCTTGCTGACATGATGCGGAAACACCGTGACGCCGCCGCCATGGACCTTGATCAGCTCGGCACCTTCCTCGCCGACCACGCCCCAGCCCGACTGCAAGGTGCCGCCGGCGGCGAATTTCGGGAACGTCTGGCTGCCGACCGTGATCGTGTCCGTGGCGCCCGACGAGCCGCTGCTGCCGCCGAACAGCGACGACAGCCAGCTGGTGCCGCCGCCGGTCGCCGAGCCGAACAGCTTGGACACCAGGCTGTCGAGCTGCGACGAGACGATCTTGTCGGCGATCCGGTTCAGCGCGTTGACGCCGGCGGTTCCGAGCGCCTCCATCGCGGTCGCACCCTGCTGGATCTGGGTGCGTAAATCGCTGAACGCGCCCTTGCTGACGTCGAGCGTGGTGTTCTTCAGCTGCTGCATATTCTGGTTGAACTTCAGCGCTTCGGCCGCGCCGCTGTTCAGCGCGGTGGTGACGTCGTTGCCATAGGCGCCGCGCAGCTGCTCGGCGATCTGCGCGTCGTCGGCCGACAGACCCAGCGTCTGGCGCCCGAACGCGGCGTCGGACTGCACCCGCGCCAGCGCCAGCTTCTGCGCGGCCTCGCCGGCGCGATCGCCAATCTGCTTGATGCGGTCAGCGTACTTCTCCGCCGCGCCGCCGCCGGCCTGCTGCGCGGCTTCGGTGAGCACCGCCTCGATCCGCATCTTGGCGATCTCGCCGGCGGATCGTCCGGTCGCAGCCGCTTCGGCCTCGGCACTCGCGGCCTGGCGATCCATCGACTTGGCGAGCGACTCGAAACGGTTGCCGGCATCGCCGGTCGACTTCGACAGGCCGAGCATCTTCTCCTGCGTCGGGGTCGCGGTACCGTTGAGTTTGGCGAGCGCGGCCTCGGCGGTGTCGATCTTCGACGACAGCTCCGCCGCCGGCTTCGCCTGGTCGAGGATCCGCTTGGCGGTCGCGGCCAGTTCGGGATTGGTCGCGCGCGCCGCATTGGCGATCGCCACGATGCGATCCTGATACTGCCGGATGTTCGGGTCGCCGGACTGCAGCGCGCGTTCGAGATCCTCGACCGCGCCGCGGAACTGCTCGATCGAGCGGGTCTCGCTGCCGTCGCTGAACGGGTTGTTGATCTGGCTGAGACCGGCGGTCGCGTAGTCGGTGGTGTAGCTGCCGGTGGCGGTCTTGGTGGCCTTGCTGCGATCGTCCTTCAGCCCGGCAATCGATTGCTCGAGCTGAAACTTGGTGACTTCCTTGCTCTGGGTGAGGAAGTCGCCGGCGGCGTTGGTCGCATTGGTGTAGGCACCGCGCACCAGATCGACCAGCCGCGCCTGTTCCTGCAGCCGTGCTTCGGCGGCGGCGGCCTGCGCGCTCGACCAGATCCCGTAGAACGTCGTCGCCGCCGAGACCGCAAGACCGATGCCGCCGGTCAGCAGGCCGACGCCGGCGCCGGACCGCACCAGGTCGGCGACGCCCTTGGCGAAGCCGCCGGCCTGGCCGGTCGCCTGCGCCAGCGCGTCGCCCGATCCTTTGACCTTTCCGACCAGCTCGCCGAACTTGCCGGCAAGACCCGACACCGACCCCATCAGATTGTCGTTGGCGCCGCCGGCCGCTTCGGTCGAGCCCTTGAGATTGCCGGCCGCACCGGTGGCCTTCTTGAAACCGTCTTCAAGCCCCTTCGAGGTGTCGCCGGCGGCCTTGCCGAGCTCGGTCACCGCCTGGCGTGCGTCGGTCGCGGCTTGCACCGCTTCCTTGCTGTCGCCATCGATGACCAGTGAGACCCGCATCGTCAGTTGTTACTTTCGTTCAGCGCCGCGCAGGCCGCGGCTTCCATGATCCGCAGGCCGCGCCACAGCTCCGGCGTCACCGCGATCTCCTCGGCATCGAGCCCGGCCCGCACCGATGCGTAGTCCAGACTGACGAACACCAGCCGCCGCGGCGCCGCGGCGCCGCCGCCCATCACCACGAAGCCGCCACCGCCGATCGACGCCGTGCGCCATTGCGTCGACACCGCCAGAAACGCCCGAACGATCTCGGCATGAACCAGCCAGACGCCCGCGTAGTCCGCCTCGGCGATCGGCGGCGGCGACGACAGCGCGTCGGTCAGTTCGGCCAGCGAGTCGTCGTCCAGGCCGAACGCGCGCGCATCCGCCAGCGCCTTGGCATCGTCGTCGCGGGCCGCTGTGGTCGGGGCCGCCGGCCGCGCGATGCGAGCCCATTGCCGGGCGGCCCATGTCAGTTTCCCTCTTTGACCTTGTTCACGGCGTTGGCGTAGTGCTGCAGGATCGCCCGGCGGACGGTGTTGGTCCGCAACAGTTTCTCCCGCAGATCCAGCGAACACGCGATCGGCTTGCCCTCGACGTCAGTGAGCCCGTCGAGCTTGACGACGATTGCATTGAGAAACGCCGTCGTCCCGTCCACTGTGTTGATCTCGAACTTCTCCGCCTGATTGGTGTCGAGATAGTTGAAGGTGACGATCAGCGTCTCGTCGGCAAAACCGCCGTCGATCGGCGTCATCACGGTGACGTCGTGGGTGAAGGTCGGATTGGGGACGATCTTGAACATGGCGTGTCCTGTCGGTTGCGTGGTCAGGTGAGCGTGAGCGAGAACTGATCGTCGCCGGAGGTCGGCAGCGGCGACAGCGACAGCGGGCGTTCGGCGATGCCCTGGTTGTTGGTGGCCGCACCCGGCCGCTTCAACTGGCAGGTCGGCGCCGCGATGGTGATGATGTTGCCGGCCGTGGTGCCGTGCACGATCTCGGCCGGCACCAGCGTGCCCGCCTCGGCCAGAGCGAACGGATCGAAGTCCGACAGCGGCGTCACCTCGACGGTGAGATCGAGCGTCTCGGCGCGGTCCGAGATGATCACCTTCTCGGTGTTGACCAGGAAGCGGCCCTCGACCTGGTTGCCGAGATTGAGGCTCCAGCTGCGCAGCGCCAGCGCCACGCTGTTGAGTTCGAAGCTGGTATTCGCCGCCGCGGCGATCTTCGGCTTCTTGAACGCCGTCAGCGTCGGCGTCGCGCGGCTGACCTCGGCGGGCGGCACCCACAGCCCGGTGAAGGTCCAGCGAATCCGCGGGATGCCCTGCGCGTCGAGCCCGATGGTGGCGTTGCCGCGCACGCCCTTCAGCGCGTGCAGCGTCGAGCCCAGCCAGAACTTGATGTAGAGACTATCCATGTCGTCGCTGACCGGCGTGTAGGCCACCGAGGTGTCGGCCACGATGGTTTCGGTAAAACCGCAGGCGAGCATCAGCGGCCCCCACGCCGGCGCGGTGCCGGCGGTGCCGGAGCCGGCGAGTTCGGTCGAATACTCGATCACCGCATGCAGCCCGGCCGGGATCGTGGCTTCGCCCGACAGGTAGTCCCGGATCAGGTTGCGCGGCACGTCCTGGCCTTCCATCGGCCGCAGCGTAATGTCGCTGGCGAGGATCGCATTGGCGGCGCCGGTCAGCGTCGGGTCGGTGGCGTAAGCGGATTCGAGTTTCGCTAGCAGCACCATGCGGCGGAAGAACACCTGGTCGACCATCGTTACGTCTCCGTGCGGGGTTTGCGCGCCGGCTTCTTGGCGTCGGCGGGCTGTTTGTTCGCGGGTGTGGTGGCGATCGCGGCTTCGTTGGCCGCCTTGATCAAATCGTCGGCCACACTGCTCGGCGTGCCGTCGATGGAACTGCCCGCGCTGGACGGGAACCGAGTCTGCTGCAGCGTGCCGTCGGCCTGGCGGATGTAGCTGCCGCCCTTGCGGGGATGAGTCATCGGGCGATCCTCAGTTGATCGAGAAGCACGAATTCGAGCTGGTAGACGACAAGGCCGGCGGTCACCGACACGAGGCGGCCGCGCACGAACATCAGCACGCCGGCGGCATCGTCCGGTCCCCAGCCGGCGAGCGCGTCGATCACCGCGTCGGTCAGCGTGTCGATCGTCGGCAGAGCCTTGCGCGCCTTGGCGTCGCCGAGTGCCTTGACGCAGAGGATGACGCCGACGGTCTCGCCCAGCATCTGCGTATGCAGCCCTGCGGCCGATGCGCCAGCGCCGCCGCGATCGTCGAGCCCGAGCGGAATCACGAAGGCCGAGACCTCGCGCTGCGGCGGCGCGCCCGCATTGGTCAGCGCCGCCAGCTCGGCGACGTAGTCGAGCTTGCCGGCCAGATCCGCGACCTCGACCTCCAGCCGTTCCTTGACGTCGACGATCAGGCTCATGCGACCGCGCCTCCGCGTTCGCCCGCGAGCCATTGCTCGGCGATGCTGAGGATCTCGCGATTGTCGTCGTCGTCGAGGCCGAGGAACGGCCGCGCCGGCATCGTGATGGTGCGGGCGCCGATCGCGGCCTTCTGCGCCCGATCCGCCTTGCCGGGCTTGGCGAACAGCGTCTTGCCGGTCTTTTTGCTGGTCTTGAAATGCAGCACCGCGGTGCGGGCCGCCTGGCTGATGATGCCGCCGAGCTGATGGATCGCCGCATACACCACATTGGTGCCGATCTCGACGCTGGCCGAGTCGGCCAGATAGGTGATCGAGCGCATCAGCCGCGCGGTGAGCCGCAGCGTGAAGCCGCCATGTTGCTTGACGCGCAGCGACGGCGGCCAGGGCGAGCCGTCCGGCGCCTTGCCGGTCTCGAAGCGGTGCATCGTCGAGGTCTGCACCGATGCGCCGATGTTTTCGAACAGCCCGCGCGTGTCGCCGGCGCGCGCGATGTAGCCGGCGAGCGGCGCCAGCGCGTCCTCCGCATCGGTGAGTTTCACATCGAGCAGCGCGCCGGTCATCAGATGTAGCCCTTGAGGCTGTCGGCGGTGAGCGGCCGGTCGCGATCGGTGAAGCGCACGCCGGTCGCGCCCGACGCCTCGGGCTCGATGCCGGCGACGTCGAGCCGGATCGTGCCGCTACTGATCAGCGCCAGCGACTTGATCGCGTCCACATAGTCGACGCGGATCTTCTCCGAGACCGCATCGCGGTGCAGCTTGTAGACCGCGATCGACAGCGCGATGTCGCGCAGCGCCGGCGGCGTCGTCGGCAGCGGCAGCGCGTAGCGGCCCTTCAGATAGCCGTCGATCGCCGCGTCGGTATCGGCCAGCGCGCGCGCGATCACGGCATCGTCGATCGCCCCGGTCGCCACCTCGGCGCGATCGGTGAGATCGACCAGCATCGGCGCGCCGTAGCGGTCGACCAGATCGGCTTGCGACGCGTAGGTCATCGGGTCACCTTGTCGTCGCTCGGCCACACCGATGCGTGCTCGAGACCGCCGAGCTGACAGGTGATCAGCGGCTTGCGGATGTGATCGAGCAGCGCGTCGGCGAAGCCGAGTACGCCGCTGAAGGCTTTCTGATCCTCGACCTGGTCGGCGCCGAAAGCGGCGAGCTGCTCGACGATCGAGCGCAGGGTCGCGCCGCGGGTGAAGGCGTCGCGGCCCTCGCGGTAGGACTCGTCGTCGATCTTGAAAGGCGGTTGTTTGGCCATCGCGGCACCCCTCTGGTTGAACCCGAGTCCCGCCGCGGTGGTACGAGCACCGCGGCAGGAAGGAGCCGCACGAGGCGACCGATCGAGCGCGCATCAGGTCAGGACGTCTGCGGCGCGCAGGATTTCGAAACGGGCGTCAGCCTTCGGCGGGACGCTTGTCGTCGTCGGTGACGTAGACTTCGGTGATCTCGAAAGTGCCGGTGGCCGGGTGGCTGAGATAGAACGACGCTTCGCCGCTGCCGCCGTTGTAGTTGCCCTCGATCACTGTCTCGACGACGTGGCCGAACGAGTCGGTTTGCTTCACGGTCGTTCGGTACTGGCCGTTGACGTGAACCTTCACGGTGGTGGTCATGGTGTCCTCTTGCTGTGTTGGTTGCGGGAGATGGATTCGAACCACCGACCTGCGGGTTATGAGCCCGCCGCGCTACCGGGCTGCGCTATCCCGCCGTGTCGGTTGCCTTGGTGACGATCAGCTCCGGATCACTGAGGATCGCCTCGATCTCTCCGGACCCGTGCAGATCTTCGAGATAGATCAGCATCGGCTCGCGAGTGAAGGCGAAGCCGGCGCGGCGCCGGCCGCGCTCGGATTTCGCTTTGACCCAGATGGCGGGCGGGCCGAACTCGGCACCGGCCTGAGCCGCCGCCGCATCGCGCGCCTCGGCCGCCCCCTCGTATCGCAGCGCAGGCTGATCGATGATCGTCTTGGAATCGAGGAGGACGTTGAGATACTTGCTTTCCGCGCCGGCCTTCGCCGCCATCTCAGCCTCCGCAGCCGCATTGGTGGCGGCGATCGACGCGTCGAGTTCGGCCGCGATCTGCTGCGCCTCGGCCGCGAGCCGCTCGGCCTCCGCCGCGGTCGCCAGCACGTCCGCGAGCGGCGGCGGAGTCGGCGTTGCCGCATCCACCTTGGGCTTCTTCTCGGCTTTCGGTTTCTTCGCCATCGCCGGCCTCACGCCAGCCACGGCACGACGAGCAGCTCGGCGGTGCCCTTCCACGGGTTGCTCTCGCCGCCGGACGCGTATTCGGAGACGATCAGCTTCTGACCGTTCTCGCGCAGCGACGGCGGCACCACGAGGGTGAAGTTGGACAGGCCGAGCGGCCGGTCGAAATCGCCCTTCATGCCTTCGAGCGCGGACAGCGCCTCCTTGTAGTTGGTGGCGTCGAGCGTCTGCTTCGAACCCCAGGCGAGCTGCCACAGGCCGAAGCCGACATTGCCGCGGGCGTCGGCGCCGTACTGGAATTCCTTATTGTTGAACACGACGTCGTCTTCGAGCTTGTCGCGCGAGACGAACTGCCAGTCCTTGCGCTTCTGGAAGATCACCGGCTTGATCGCGCGATTGAGGCACAGCAGGAACCACGGCGTGCCGGAGCCGCCGTCGGTGTTGGCGACCGACTGCGGCACGCCATTGGCGTCGAGCACCGGATGATCGGTGTCGAAGAAATACTGGCCGTCGTAGCAGCCGGTGGTGAAGCCGGCCTTGAGCAGCGAGAACACCAGCTGGTCGGTGTGCGAGCCGGTCGACATTCCCATCTCGGTGAACAGCGGCGTGTACATGCCGAGGTTGTCGTCGTCGATGTCGTCGCGATCGACGCCGATCGTCAGCTCCCACGACTTGTTCTTGATCGCGTAGTCGTACTCGGAAATGTTCTGCACGACGCGCGGGCCGATCCATTCGCGGACGCTCGGGATCTTGCCGAGCCAGCCGTACTTCTCCTCGCGGACGCTGGACGGCACCACGGTGGCGACGCGCGGATACATCGACGGCGCCGCACCGAGGCCCGCCTGGAAAGTCGTCTTGAAACCGACCCGGAGCGAGTCGAGGTTGGCGCGATTGATCAGCATGGTGGTTCGTTCCCTTGGATGCGTTACGGAGCGCTTAGTCGATCTCGATCTCGAACACCGTGTTGGCGACGGTGACGGTGGCGTTGCTGCCGCCGACGGTGAGCGAGAGTTCGTCGCCGACCGCGGTGATGTTGGCGGCGGTCGGGACGGCACTGTCCTTGTCGCCCGCCGCCGAGCCCGACTGGGTGATGGTGATGACGCCGCCAGTGATCGCGGTGGCGCCGATCTTCGCCGTCAGCGTGGCGTCGCCGGTGGTCAGCGCGCCTTCGGTGATCGACCAGATCTTGACGACGCGGCCCGCGACCGGCGCCAGCGTGCGGTAGACATTGCTGCCGACCAGGGTGGCGATGCGCAGCGGCACGAACACCCGGCGGTTCGCCAGATAGGCGGCGAGCAGCGTCTCGTCGACCAGCACATGGATGCCGAGGCTGTCGACGCCGGCGACGATGCCGGCGGCCGAGCGCGTATTGCTGCCGTTGGTCTTGGCGACGGTCTGATCGTCGACCGCGTAGCAGAGCTTGCCGATATCGGCCGCGGTGATTTCGTCGGCCGAGGCCGAATTGACAAAGCGGAACAAGCCGGCCCGGTACGGTACGTCGCGATCGCCGGCGCTGCCGGCCGAGTTGTCGACAGCGCGCTCGGCGCGGCCGGCGCCGCGCAGGCCGAGCGCGGTCTGCCCCTTGGTGATGAAGCCGGAGGCGTCGCGCATCACGAGCGCGCCGGCGAAGATCTTGACCGCGGCAGCGGAGCCGACGCGGCGGTCGCCTTCGAGCCGGGGCGTATTGCGGTCGGCGGATAGTGCCGTCATCGGGAGTCTCCTGGTTGCGGCCTGGCCGCGCGTTTCAAGTGAGGTTCAACGGGCGTGATCAGCCGGCCTGTTCGGCGGCGAGCGTCTTGGCGTAGTCGTCGGGCTTGATGCCGAGGATCTTGGCGGCGTTGAGCTGCTCGGCGTTGAGCGACACCTTGCCGTCGGTGCTGACGGCGGGCGCGGTCTGCAGCGTGCCGCTGGCGCCGAGCTTCGGGAACGAACTGATTTCCTTCTCGACGCCGGCGGGGTCGGCGGCATGGCGGGCGATGTAGTGATCGCGCAGCGGCTTGACGCCGACGACGCCGTCGCGGATCGCCGCATCGACGAACGCGGTGGCGGCGTCCTTCGACTTGTCGGCGCGCAGCGCGTTGAGCTGGGTGGTGACGTCCTTGAGTTCGCTCTGCAGCGCCACGATGACGCCGCCGTCGACCTTGCTGGAGGCGAGCGTCTTGACCGTGGTGACGATCGCCGTTGCATCCGCATTGGCGCCGAGTCCGATCGCGGCAGCGATCGGCGCCAGCGCGGCATTCAGCGCGGCGGTGACGTCGCCGTTGCCGTCACCCTTCTTGTCCTTGATCATGCTTTCGAGCTTGGCCATCACGGCGGCTTCGTCGGCGCCTTCGTCGAGGCCGAGCAGCGCGCGCAACTTTGCGAGGAAGTCCATTGAAGTCTCCTGTTGATGCAGAGCGGCCATGCCGCGCAGGTTCGGTGAGTTGACGAGCGAGGCGCGTAGCAGCGCCAGAACGTTGTCGGCCCGATCGCACAGCAGCGCCGGGGAGATGAAGCGATAGGCGCGATCGGCCATCAGCGCGGCGCCGGCCGCGCTCCACTCGACCCGACCCCAGATACCGTCGGCGCGCGCCTGCAATTCCTTGATCCAGCCGCGCGCCGGCGCCGGCTCGCCCTTCGGCGCGGCGAGATCGGTGGCGTGATTTTCGTCGATCAGGATCTGGCCGCCCGCCGCCGCCATACTGTGGATGGCGAGCTTGGCGGCATCGGCAACGCGGAACGGGCCGCGGCCGTCGACGGTCGACAGCACGCCGCCGGCGCCGGCCGGGATCAGCATGATCCAGTCCGGGGCGGCGCCCTCGGCGTTCAGCGCGATCGGCTGGCCGATCCCGCGCGCCGTCATCAACGTTGGAGGTGTGTGGCTGTGTCCCGACATGCCGCCACACTGGAGCGGCGATCCGGGATCGATAACCCTGACGGGTGTCAGTCGGGTCGGGATGCGAGCCGGATCTGTGGCCGGACCGGAGGCCGGACCGGCGGCGGCGACCGGGCTCGCGCGAAGCACCGGCCGGGCGCCGCTGATCCTACCCGATTTTGACGAAAAACAACCCCCCTCCGGGTCCGGCCGGGAATCCGGGGTCGCCAGCCGGTCCGGATAGCCCCGCGCCGGGGCTGGGGCGCTTGAATTTCAGTTTAAATAAAATCCCGCGGCATCCGGGCGTCCCGGCGCCCCGATCGCGCCCGGCGCCCGCCGGGCCGAAAGCCTGTCAGTGGGGGGGCCGGGGGAGCTGGGTCACCAGCCATTCGGTGTGGCTTTTACCGTCGATCCGGACCACATGTTCGGAAATGCCGTCGATCTTGCCGATGGTCTCGTAGGTGCATTCGGCCGCTCGGCGGACCGTGCCGCCCGCAGGCACCGCGGCGTTGTAGTCGAGGACCGCGACGACACGCTGCGCGGTCGCACCGCTCTGCCGCCGAAAGTTTTGGACGGCTTTGCTCTCGCCAGTATTCAGCGCGTAGTAGACGTCGAGCGCCAACGGTTCGACCCGCGCGACCGCCTCGATCTGCCGATAACTCGACGGCTGCACCAGGCGTTTCTTCAAGGCGGCTTCACAGGCGGCGATCATCTGCGCCGAAACGCTCGTGCCGAACAGGTCGGACAAGCTGAACGCACCCGCCGACGTCGGCGCCGCCAAGACCGCGCAGCACAGGCCGACTACAAACTTCGACCAGGCCATCCTACCCTCCACTGCCTACGATTTCCGTGGTGAAGAGCGCGCACCTCTGCCAGTTTTTTTCGCCTTTGAATCGAGGCGGCGCAATTGGATACTTGGGATCAGAAATCGAACCGGGCTGGCCCAGTCGAGCCGCACGCCAACCATCGTTTCGGCGTTTGCGCTTTCGAGATTGTAGTGACTCGGCTTCGGGCCCGGCATGATCCGCTTGACCAGCCTCCGCCCATCCTTGGTTCGAACGATCGCGAAGTGACCAATCATACTATCGAACGACATCGGCTGCTCTCGCGCAACCACCAGTATCTCGCCCGGATCGTATTTAGGCATCATTGAATCGCCCCGAACCTGAAAACCGATGAGGTCATCATCGTTCGCGAACGGCAGCTCGATCTGCTCAAGGCCATCATCCGGCACCTGTTCGAAGTCCGGCTCAATGACCGCGCCCGCACCGACGTACCCCATGATGGCGATCACGTGTTTATCGCCGGGCTTCTCGATCAGGCCGGTCTCCTCAGCCAGGTCCCTGATTCTGTCCCGCATCAAGCCACGCGGTTCGGTGCCGTCTAGCCACCGAGAAACAGTGACCTGAGTCGTGCGCAGCCTTGCGGCCAAGTCTGCCTGAGTCCAGTCGCGGGCGTCGAGCAGCGCCCTGATCAAGGCTTTCATCTCCATGGCGTCCTTATAGGAACGCCTCATCCCCCGGTCTAATCCGAGTTCGCATAAATCTATTGCATTCTTTAACCGTATACGTTTATGTATATTCTCATGATCCAAGTCCGCGACATCCGAACCAAGGTCTTCGAGGTAAGCCAGATCGAAATGGCCGAGATCGCTGGCGTGCGCCAGCCGACGATTTCCCGATGGGAGACCGCTAAGAGCCGAGTGCCCGCCACCGCCCTCAGTCGGATTCGCGACGCCGCCAAGGCGCGACGGCTGCCCTGGGATGATCGGTGGGTCTTTGGCCACAAGGTACATGCCGCAAAACTACATGCGGCGTCCTCTCCGTCGAGTCAGAAACGCAGCCGAAACCTGAATCGGGTGCGGTCATGAGCACCCGCCGCAAGAGCGTCGACCTGTTGCCGCCGGCTGCCGATGCGATTCGGGCCTGGGCGATCGAGGCGCTGCAATCCGGTCGCGTCACTCAGCGCGACGTCTGGATGCGGCTCAACACCGAACTGAAGCGGCTTGGGCTGCGCGAAATCTCCCATTCGGCATTTTGCCGCTGGGCGCTGGACGGCACCGAGTTCGGCTTCGCCGCCGTGCGGGCCCCGTCGGCACCGGTGGAGCGCTGCTGCCCGACCTGCGGCAATCCGCTCGGCGTGCGGAGGTTGTCATGACCGCGCTCCCGCTTCCTGCCGAAACCTACGCGGTCGCCCGGCTGATCGGCGGCGTGCCGACCTTCTTCGTCGCCTTCGGTGCGACGACGCCGGATCTGCGCACGGTGCCGCTGATCACCACCGGCGAGCCCGACAAGGCCCGCGCCTATGACAGCCGCGTTGTCGCCGAACTGATCGTCGGCCTGCTCGACGTCATCGACTCAATCGGCACCGGCCAGCCGCAGAAGGCTTGGATCGTGATGCCGCTGCCGGAGGAATGGCTGTGAGCCGCCGGCGCGACAGCGAGCCCGCAGGCGTCGATCTGTTCGGCGCGTATCAGCCGCGGCCGGTGATCGAGCGGTTCTCGACCGAGCGGGTGCGGGCGTCGCGCGCCTCGGCGCGGATCAAGCAGGCGCTGAAGGAAACCCTGCGCGAGGCCGGCCGGTCGCGCGAGGCGATCGCCGCCGAGATCAGCGACTACCTCGGCGAGCGCGTCTCGCCGCAGATCCTCGATCAGTACGTCTCCGGCGCCAACGAGAATTCCAACATCCCGGCGCACCGCCTGGTCGCGCTGTTCGCCGTCACCGGCGACATCCGCCTGATCAACGCGCTGCTCGAAGACACCGCCGCGATCGCGGTGTCGCGCCGGCACGAGGCGCTGATCCGGCGTGAGGTCGCCAAGGAACTACGCGACCGTCTCAATCAGGAAATCGAATCCGCAGATGCGGAATGGAGGGCAGGACGATGAACGCCATGACGAACGTGCCGTGGAAGGCGATTGACCTCTACGTGCAGGCCCCCACGAACAGAAATACCGAAGCGCGCATTCTCGCCGCCGAGGATGGCCGTCAGATCGGCGTGATGTACGGCAGCAAGATCAACCCGCGCGCGGCATCGGATCACGTCCTGATCATCGCGACGCCACAGCTTCGCGCCGCGCTCGCCGAACTCACTGCCGCACTCGACGAAGCGATGTCCGCGACCAACGTCTCCGGCGCGGTGTGGTCATCGCGAATGATCTGCGCGCGCGACGCAGCCGAAGCCGCGCTCGGCGCCGTGGCCATCGTGGAGCCGCGCCGATGACCGACGCCGCGCCAAAACTCCGCGCCGCCAACATCCCGCCGACCGTCCGCATCATCCGGCTGCGCAGCCAGATGCAGCGCAGCGCGCTCAAGCTCGACGCGATGGCGATCGCCGTGAGGGCCGCGGATCTGCCGCTGCTCGCCGACGAACTCAAACAGGAAGCCGCCGCGATGGATCGCGCAGCACGCGCGATCTGACGACGGACGAAGGGGCACGGGGCACGTGAAGGACTATCTCTCAGCCGCCGAACTTGCAGCGCTCGCGCTGCCCGGCCTGCCGGCCACGAAACGCGGCGTGCTGTTCGCCGCGGAGCGCGGCGGCTGGGACGCGCGCGAGCGTGCCGGTCGCGGCGGCGGGGTCGAATACGCGCTCGCCTCGCTGCCGGCTGAGGCCCGCATCGCCTATCTGGGCCACCATGTCGACGAGATCGAACTACCAGCCTCGCTGGCGCGCGAGGCCGCAAGCGAGCCGGAGGCGGCCCTGCTCGGCGCGCCGGCCGCCGAGGCGCGCGACGCAAGGCTCGCCGTGCTGACACTGGCGGACACCATCGCGGCGCAGGCCGGCATCGGCCGCAAGCGCGCCGACGCGTATTTCTGCGATTGCTACAATGCCGGACAGGTCGACGCGGCGTCCTGGATCAGGGCCGCGGTCCGGCGCATCACACCGCGCACGCTGGCGCGCTGGCGCGCCTTCGCCAAGGCCGGCCACAAATCCAAACTCGCGGTCGACCGCGCGGCGGCCCGGCGCGGCACCGGCGTGCTCGATCGCGCCAATGGCGGCGAGGTCCGCACCTATGTGCTGGCGCTGATCGCCAAGCAACCGCAGCTCACCGCCCACCATATCCGCGCGCTGGCGGCGGATCGCTTTCCATCCGTCCGGGTCGGCGATCGCGTCCAGCCGCTGCCGCCGGTCAGCACCTTTCAAAAGATATTGAAGGTCTGGAAACAGAGCTACCGCGTCGAGCTGGAATCGATCCGCAATCCGGACGGCTTCAAATCGACGATGCGGTTCGCCGCCCGCGTCGCGGTGCCGGCGCAGCGCCTCAACGAGGTCTGGCAGATCGACGCCTCGCCGGCGGACGCGCTGCTGAAAGACGGCCGTCACACCATCTATGTCTGCCTCGACGTGTATTCGCGCCGCATGATCGCGACCGTCAGCAAGACGGCGCGGGCCGCCGCGGTCGGCCTCCTGATCCGCAAGGCGATCGTCGCCTGGGGCGTGCCGGAGCGGATCAAGACCGACAACGGCTCGGACTTCATCGCCCGCACCACGCAACGGCTGTTCGCAGCGCTGGGCATCGACCACGAAACCTCGGCGCCGTTCAGCCCCGAACAGAAGGGTCACGTCGAGCGCGCGATCGGCACGCTGCAGCGCGGACTGATGCGCACGCTCGAAGGCTTCATCGGCCACAGCGTCGCCGACCGCAAGGTGATCGAGAATCGTAAGGCGTTTTCGGCGCGGCTCGGCGAGACGCCTGAGGACATGTTCGAAGTGGCGCTCACCGCCGCGGATCTGCAGCAGCGCCTCGACGCCTGGTGCGCCGACGTCTACGGCCAGGCGCCGCATGCCGGGCTGAAGGGGCAGACGCCGTTCGCGGTGGCGGCGATGAGCGGCGGCGCAATTCGCAGGATCGAGGATCTGCGCGCGCTCGACATGCTGCTGGCGCCGGTCGCCGGCAAGGACGGGCTGCGCACCGTCACCAAGTCCGGGCTGCGGATCAACGATACCTACTACAGCGGCGGATTTCTCGGGCTCGACATCGGCCGCACCGTGCTGGTGCGGATGGACGAGGCCGACATGGGCCGCGCCTATGTGTTCGATCAGAACGGCGAGACCTATCTGGGCGAGGCGATCTCCCCCGAGCTGCTCGGCATCGACCCGGCTGTCGCCGCGCGCGCCATGCGGGCCGAGCAGAAGCAGCTGCTCGACGACAGCATCGCCGACGCCAAGAAGGCCGCCCGCACCATCAAGGCCCGCGACTTCGCCGGCGCGATCCACCGCCAGGCGCTGAAAGACGCCGGCACGCTGATCGAATTTCCCAAAGCCACGAGCAGCCACGACACGCCGTCGCTCGCCGCTGCGCGCAGCGTCGCGACCGCCGGCGAGACGGTCGGGCATTCGGATGCGGTCGCCGCGATGGCCGAGCGGATGCGCGCCGAAGACGATGCCGGCGTGATCGCGCGCGCCAAGATCAAGCCGCTGCGCAACGAGGAGACCGCGCACCAGCGCTGGAACCGCGCCCGCGCGATCGAGGAGCGGATCGCCGCCGATCAGTTCGTCGATCCGGCCGATGCGCTGTGGCTCGGCGGCTACCGCGAAGGCCCGGAATATCGCGGCTTCAGGATGACTTACGGCGAGGTTCAAGCCACCACCGGCGTCGAGGAGTCGACCAGCATCAGCGTCTGAGTATCAACCACCCCCTCATCAGGTCAGGACACCATGAGCAACACAGCAAGACCTCACCACGGCCCCGTCGCCCTCAAGAACGTCGCCTCCTTCATGGCGATGACGATGCGGCTGATCGAGCGCCCGCCGCATCTGCCGGGCTTCGGCGTCTGCCACGCGCCATCGGGCTACGGCAAGACCTACGCGTCGATCTACGCGCAGAACAAGACCCGCGCGATCCGCGTCGAGGTCGGCGACAGCTGGACGCGTCGCACCTTCCTGCGCGCGATCCTGCGCGAGTTCGGCGAGAACGTCCGCGAGCGCGCGCCGATCGCCGATCTGTCGGAGCGCGCGATCGCGGCGCTCGGCGACGATCCCGGCCGGCCGCTGATCGTCGACGAAGCCGACAAGCTGGTCGACAAGGGCATGATCGAGATCGTGCGCGAGCTGCAGGAATCCTCCGGCGCGCCCGTCATCCTGATCGGCGAGGAGAAGCTGCCGGCGAAGCTCCTGACCGTCGAGCGGATGCACAACCGCGTGCTCGACTGGTTTCCGGCGCAGCCCTGCGATCTCGACGACGTCCGCGAGCTGGCGCGCGCGTTCGTGCCGAAGGTCAAGATCGCCGAGGATCTGATGGAGGCGATCCGTGCGCAGTCCGGCGGCCGGGCCCGGCGCATCGTCGTCAACCTCGCGCACGCCGCCGAACTGGCGCGCAACACCAGCGCGTCGTCGCTCGATCTCAAATCGTGGGGCGCCGACCGGTTCTTCACCGGCGAGCCGCCGACGCCGCGCCAGGTCGAGATGTTCTCGCGCAAAACCGTGAGGGCCGCCTGATGCCGGTCCGCGACAGACAGGCGGTGCGGCTACGCATCCGGGTGCCGGAGAAGGCACCCGAGCGTCGCACCGAACAATACCTCTGGACGGCGATGCGTAGCCTGCGCCGGTTCTCGGTAGCCGAGCTGCTGTTCGCAGCATCCACAGACGACAAGGCGATCAACCTGAAAAAGGCGCGTGCCTATCTAGAGCGCCTGCGGTTCGTCGGCATCGTGACTTCACATCGCAATGCTGCCGACCGCACCGAGAGTTGGTTTCTGAAACCCGGCGCCAACACCGGGCCGAAGCCGCCGCGCATCATTCAGCTGACGATGGTGTGGGACGACAACGCCCGCTGTCCGATCGGCGAGAAGATCATTTCGGAGGAGCAAGCATGAGCCGCTCCTCCAAAGCCAAGGTCGACTACCTCGCCAAGGCGAAATCGGCCTGGGGCGATAAGCCGCCCGACTGGATCGAAGAACTCGCCAATGAAGCCGACCGCACCACCGCGGCGGCCGCCTCGAAACGCATCGGCTATTCGGGCGCGGTGATCAGCTACGTGCTTTCGAAATCCTATCCGGGCGACGTCGCCCGCGTCGAGGCCAAGGTCCGCGGCGCGCTGATGGGCCTCACCGTCGACTGCCCGATCGTCGGCGAGATCGGCCGCGACCGCTGCCTCGACGAACAGCGGATGAGCAACACCGGCGCCTCGTCGATCCGCGCCAAGCTGTATCGCGCCTGCCGCAGCGGCGACTGCCCGCATTCCCGCATCAATCAGGAGAGCGACGATGCTCAGTCATGACCTGCGCGACCTCTATGTCGCGTTCAGCGACTGGATCAACGGACGGACCAAATTCACCGTGCCGGAGGCGAAAGCTTTCGAACGCCGGCTGAAGCATGCGGCCGCCAAGGCGGTGATGCTCGAAATCGGCGTCGATCCGCAGGTGTTCGATACCGACGTGCCGATCGAGACCATCGTGCCGATCGAGGACGGGCCGCCCGGCGCGCAACTGATCGCGTTCCCGCGCGAGCGCATCGTGCGGCCGGCCGGCGAAGGGGTCGCGCGATGACCGCCGCCGCAACCCTGCCGCCGCGGCCGAGCTTTAACGACAAGGTCGCCGCCACCACGGCGATCGACACCGTCGAGCTGGCGTCGCGCATCACAGCCCTCGGCGTGCGCGGCGCGATGAGCGCCTCGACGGTCGGCATCGTGGCGATGGCGCACCGGCTGCTCGCGCTCGAGACGCTGGCGTCGCTGACCTACGAGCTGCTCAACCCGCGCGCCGAGGATCAGTCCGACGCGCCGATCGACGCCGCCGCAATGGCCGCGCTGCGCGCCGTCACCATCCAGCAGATCGGCGACGTCGGCGCACAGCTCGAAACGCTCGGCTACGCCGCCGATTCACCCACCACCACCGAAGCCCAGAAGGAAACTTGAAATGGCCTTGAAGTCGAAATCCCCCGCCAACCCAGTGCCGCAGACTCGCGAAGACGCTTGCAAGGCGCTGGCCGAATATGCCGAGATCGACCGCGCCGTCACTCAGCTCACGATCGAGATGAACGCCCGGCTCGATGAGATCAAGCGCGACTACTACACCCGCGCGCAGCCGCTGACCGCCAAGGCGGAAACGCTGTCGAGCGCCATTCAGGCGTTCTGCGAGGCCAACCGCAGCGACCTTACTAAGGCCGGCAAGACCAAGACGGTCAATTTCGGCGTCGGCAAGGTGTCGTGGAAAAACCAGCCCGCCAAGGTGGCTTTCACCGGCAACGAAGACGATCTGATCGACTTCATCCGCCGCTCCGAGGACAAAGAGCTGTCGGATCTGTTGCGCGCCACCTTCGCGATCAACCGGGTGTTCGCCCTCAACCGTCCCGACTTGGTTTCCAAGGTGCCGGGGATCGAGATTGTCGAAGGCTCTGAGGCGTTCGAGATCAAACCCGACAAGGCCAAACTGCCCGAAACCGCAACCGCCGAGGCGGCGGAATGAGCGCGGCGGCCGGACTGACGCCGAGGCAGCGCGACTGCCTCGCCGCGATTGAAAGTTACATCGCGGTGAACCGCTGCTCGCCGTCGATCGAGGATCTGCGGACACGGATCGGCCTCAGCTCCAAGGGCCGCGTCACCGTCATCGTGCAGGCGCTGAAGGATCGTGGCTACATCCGTTTCAAGCCGCGCCTCAGCCGCACCATCACGTTGGAGCCGAGACCCCCTGGGGAGCTGCCGCCGCACATCGAGGCCAAGCTGCGGCGCTACTGCGCGTCGACCGGCGACGATCCCGGCGACGTGGTGGCGGATGCCGTCACGCTCTTTCTCGATCAGATGGAAGCTGATCCGCCGCGAGCCTGCGCATTCGAGGGAGGACGGTCATGAGCCCGTCCCGGCAGAAATCCGGCTGGTCGCCGGAGCGCCGCGCGGCGCAGTCGGCGATGATGAGTGCTCTCAACGGCGACCCCGATTTCGTCGCGCGCCGCCGCAAGGGCCAGAGTGACTGGTCGCCGGAGCGGCGCGCGGCGAAGTCGGCCGAACTCACCGCGCGCAATTTCGATCCGGACTTTCACCGCCGCAAGCTCGAAGGCATCGCCGAGCGGCCGCGACGCGGCTTCGCGGTTCCGGAGCGCTGCCATCCCTGCGTCCGCGGTCTGTTCGTCGAGATGAACGAACAGCAGGCGACGCGCGCCGAGGTCGGCAGTCGCGCCGGCGTCAACACCGAGACGCTGTCGACCTGGCGCGGCCGCAGCATGCCGCTGCTCGACGTGTTCGACGCGGTGCTGAACGCGCTCGATCTCGAACTCGCCATCGTGCCGATCGGCACGCGCGACCGCAACGGCATGGTCCGCAGAAAACCCCGTACCGCGAAGTCAGGAGACGCATCGTGAAACTCTCCACCCACAAATCCACCACCTCGATGATCGCCACCATCCACGTGCTGAAGGCCAAGGCCAAGCTCGACGACGACGACTATCGCGATCTGCTGAAGCAGCTCACCGGCCAGGACTCCTCACGCTATCTCACCGTGACGCAGGCCGGCCGCGTCATCGATCGCCTGCGCGAGCTCACCGGCGAATACGGAATGAAAGGCGCTGTCGCCGGCCTCGACAGCGGCGTCGGCGCCAAGCTGCGCGCGCTGTGGATCGTCGCCTATGATTGCGGGGTGGTGCGAGACCGCAGCGACCGCGCGATGCTGGCCTATCTGGAACGCCAGACCGGCGTGTCGCATACGCGGTTTCTCGCCGACGCCGGCGCCGGCGCATCGGCGATCGACGGGCTGCGCGCCTGGCTGGCGCGCGCCGCCGCGATCGACTGGCCGGCAGATCGCCGCGACGTGATCGCCGCCAAGCGCGCCGTGCTCAACGCGCAATGGCTACGCCTGATCGCGCTGAACGTCGTGCGTCCGTTCAATGCGACGAAGCCGCTCGACGATCTCGACAGCTATGCCTTCAGGGTCGGCGGTTCGAACGGCTGGTGCTACTTCGACGGCCCCAAACTCGACCAGGTCCAGAACGCGCTCGGCCGCAAGCTGCGCCGCGCGCTCGCCGAACAGAGCCAATCCGAAACCCCCACCGAGGAGTAGTCGCAATGGCCTTCGAGAAACTCGTGACGAAATACAAGAGCCCCAACGTGAAGTCCGATCTGCCGGCGACGATCTCGCTCACGAAGCGAGGCAAGGCCAAGCTGCCCTCGCTTCATATCGGCTTCAAAAAATCCTTCGTCGGCGATCTTCCGGATGATCCGGCCGAACGTTTTTCGCTGCTGATCGGCACCGGCGAAGACAAAGGCATCATCCGCCTCGTTCGCGACGCGGAAGGTTCGTTGAAGCTTTGCTTCACGGCCGCGGGCGGCGCGATCCTGCACGCCGGGAAAACGGACTACTTCGGTGCTCAGGTGCGCGACAGAGTGGCCTGCGCGGCCGAGCTGGTCGACGGCGACACCGTCGAGATCACGCTGCCGCCCTGGGCGCTCGACGCGTCGTCTGGCACGTGAGGGCGCGGCGATGAGCATCAACGTCGTTCCCGACGACCTGCTGCGCCAGGCGCAGCGCGAGACCGGCTGGACGGACACCCGCAGTGCCGTAGCGCTGCAGTTGTGGAACGCCAAGGTGCCGGCGTCGCAGATCGCATGCCTGATCGGCGGCATCACCCGCAACGCGGTGATCGGCCATGTTCACCGCGAGCGCGGCCAGCCGGCGACGCCGGGCAACGAGATCCGCGCCGGCCGGACTACCAATCCGCGCACGCCGGCGTCGGCACGCTTGCCGGCGCCGCGGCCGAAATCCGGCCGACCGAAAACCGCCGCGCAGAAGCAGGCCGCGCGGAGCGACGTGCCGCCGATCGTCGACACGCAGATCCCGGTCGAACAACGCAAGCAACTGATCGACCTCACCGACGCCTGTTGCCATTGGCCGGTCGGTGATCCGCTGGCGCCCGAGTTCTTCTTCTGCGGCTCGGTCGACGTCGATGTGGTCGATGGCGAAGCCGATCCGTACTGCAAGGCGCATATGCGCCGCGCGCACCAGGCCGGCTCCGCGAACGATGCCCGCCGCACGCGCCAGGGAGGCGTCGATGGCCAGCGCTGACGAGCGGATGCAGAAGCTGCTGCGCGAGCTGAAGCCGCTCACCGACTACGAGCGGCATCAGCGGATCATCGCGCTGGCCGACGAGCACGGCTCGGGCTTCGCCTGGGCGGTGAAGGCCGAGTTCGACAAGACCGTCAAGCGCAAGGCGGCCGCGTCATGACCGCCGCCCGCACGGCCAGGCTTCGGGTCTCCGACCACGCGCTGCTGCGCATCCTGCAGCGCGCCGGCGGGCTCGATGTCGAGACGTTGCGGGCGGCGGTTGAAGCCTCATTGAAACGCGCCACGATCGCGGCCGGCGCGATCGGCCAGGCCGACTATGTGGTGACCGCCGACGGCCTGCGCTACGTCGTCGCCGGCGGCGTGCTCGTCACCGTGATCGAGGATCGCTGATGGCGAAGGCGCTACCAGCGATGTTGCAGGAGATCGCGGAGGTCGCGGGCGAAGCCGCGGCGCTGAAGATCGCCGCGCAGTATGGCGGCAAGCGCGTCTACATCCCGGCGCGGCCGGGCCCGGACGACCACTGGCTGACCGCCCTGGTCGGCATCGAGGCCGCGACCAGGCTCTGCACGCATTTTGCGGTCGACCGCCGGCGCGGCGCGCAGATCGAGATTCCACTGCATGCCACCGGCACCTACCGGCAGTTTCTGCGGTCGTTGTCCCGGCAGATGCACGAGCTGAACGAGGCCGGTTTGTCGTCGAGCGAAATTGCAGGTAGGCTTGGCCTGACGCAGCGCACCGTGTTCCGGCATCGCGAGCGCCACCGCGGCGGCGGCAACGACGATCAGGGCTCGCTGTTCTAGCCCGATCAGTCCGGTTTCACAGGAAACCGTGTGACAGCTGTCAGCATCGGGAATTTCGGGAAATTGCGGGATTGCTGAGACCTCGCCGCCGGGGTCTCGCGATGCAATCCAGCTTCACCAAATGCATGCCCGTCATCCTCCGCTACGAGGGTGGCTACTCCAACCATCCGCGCGATCCCGGCGGCGTCACCCTCGAAGGCGTGATCCAGCGCGTCTATGATGGCTACCGCGCCCGCGCGGGCCTGCCGCAGCGCGCGCTCACCGCCGAGATGCGCCGCACCCCGGACTGGATCGCCGAGCGCAACACGATCTATCGGCTGCAATACTGGAATGCGATCCGCGGCGACGAGCTGCCCGAAGGCGTCGATCTATTCCTGTTCGACAGTGCGGTGAACTCCGGGCCGTTCCAGGCGGCAAAGTGGCTGCAGCGCGCGCTCGGCATCGACGCCGACGGCCACATCGGCGAAGGCACGATTGGGGCGCTGCAGGCCCATCCCGACCACGACGCGCTGATCGCCGACATGGCGTCGCGCCGGCTCGGCATGCTGAAGCAGCTCAAGACCTGGAACGACTTCGGCGACGGCTGGGGCGCGCGCGTGGCGAGCTGCAAGAGCATCGCGCAGGCCTGGGCGACCGGATCGGTCGGGCCGCAGCCGGCAGCCGTGCACCTGATCAGCGGCGACGCCAAGGCCTATGCGAGCGACGTCGACCAGCCGGCGGTCGATGCCGGCAATTCGGTCAAGAGCGGGCTCGGCGGCACCACGGTGGCGGCGATGCTCGACGGCGCAAAGGGCCAGCTCGCGCCGCTGGTCGGATCGAGCGAGTGGATCAACCAGATCTTCACCGCGCTGACGCTGCTGTCCGTCGTCATCGGTCTCGGTGCCTTCGGCTATGCGCTGTGGTCCGCGCACAAGACCAAGCGGGCGCAGCGCGCGATCGACGGCGAGATCATGGCTGTCGTGCCGGAAGGACAGCCGGCATGATCATGCGCTTCGCTCGCGACGTCGGCGATCTGTTCAAGGATTTCACCGCGGATCTGTTCTGGAACGTCGCCACCTCGGCGCCGGTGCTGGTGATCGTCGGCCTCGTCGCGCTGGCGGCGTTCGTGGTGGCGCATGTGCCGCTGATCGGCCGGTGGCTTCCGGCGGTGGCTGCATATCAGCGGATCGCCGGCATCGTGGCGATTGCCGCCGCCGCCGTGCTGATGTTCCTGATCGGATTTTCCGTCTCCGATCAGCGCGCCGATCTGGCGCGGATCAAGGACGAACTCACCTTCAAAACATTCCAGCTCGAAACCGCAGCCACCACGGCGGCCGATGCCGACCGGCTGCGCAAGGATGCCGAGGCGAAGGCGGCCTTGGCCAAGGGGAAGCTCGATGGGTATTGCGAAAAATTCGGCTGCGACGGCGAGCGCAAGCTGCCGGCTGAGAAGGGAACTCGCGTCGTGCGCAAGTGCATTCCTCCTCCCGGTTATCGTGATTGGCTGCGTCACCTCCAGCGGCGATCCGCCACCGCCGGCCGGGCGTAACGGCGTGCAGATCCCGCGCGACTGCGAAAACCTCGCGCGCAATGTCGACGATCCGCAGCTCGGCGCCAAGCCGGACCCGTGGCGGGTGATCGGTCAATACGCGGTCGCGCTCGGCGAGGCCAACGGCAACATCGACGCGACGCGGGAGTGCCAGGCCGGCCAGCGCGAGCGCCTGGCGAAGGGGAAGTGACGATGACGATCGTCCTTTCAGAAATTGCGCCGTGGGTCGCAATCGTGATGTCGGCGGCGACGCTCTGGTACGCGATCAGCACCAACCGATCGAAGGCGACCGACAAGAAGATCGAAAAGCTGGAGACCGGGCACGAGTCGTTGAAAACGTGGATCGAGGCGAAGGCCTCTCGCGAGCAGGTCGGTGTTCTGGCCGGGAAGATCGATCTCGTCGAGGACCGCGTCACGATCGTCGAAAACGATATGAGGCATCTGCCCGACAAGGATACGACCCACCGTCTCGAAGTCTCGATCAGCGAAATGCGAGGCGAGATGCGCGGGTTGACCGAGAAGATCAAGCCGATCGCCGCAATCGCGGATCGGTGGCAGGAAGTCGTGATGGAAAAGGTGATGAGCTGATGCGGGACATTATTCGCGAGGACGCGCGCCTCGTCATGCTTCGGGCGCTGCACGACGAGACCAACTACACGCTGAACAGCTCGCTGCTGCAGCAACACCTCGAAGCCTGGGGTATCGCCCGGCCGCGCGAGTGGGTTCACGAGGAGCTGCGCTATCTTGAGCGCCTGGGCGCCGTGACGTGCGTCTCCGGTGGCAGCGTCATCGTTGCGCGGCTGCAGGCGAAGGGCGTCGAGCATGTCGAGCGCCGGCTGGTGATCGAGGGCGTGAAGCGGCCGTCGCCGCCGGAAAGCTGATCCGATGGCGGCGGGCAAGCGAGCACCGAAGGCAAAGCGCGGCCGGCTGTCCGAACTCGACAAGCTGCCGGAATGGGCCGACGAGGCGAAGCTGTGGGCGTTCGAGCAGCTCAAGGAGCGCAAGCTCACCCAGCTCGAAATCCTCGACGGCTTCAACGGCCGTTTGAAGGTCGCGGCGTTCGAACAGGGCATCACCGATCCGCCGACGATATCGCGCTCGGCGTTCAACCGCACCGCGATCCGCATCGCGATTCTGTCGCGGCGGCTGGAGGAGACCCGCGAGATCGCCGCGGTGATCGCGCCAAAGCTGGATGAAGCCGGCGACAACTCGCTGACTCTGATGGTGGCGGAGACGATCAAGACGCTGATCAGCGAAATGCTCGGCAACGCCGAAGAGCTGAAGGCCGACGGCGACACCGCCGAAATGCTGATGATGACCGCCCGCGCGCTCGCCGCAGCCGAGACTGCGAAACGCATCAGCGCCGACGGCCGCCGCAAGATCGAGGCCGAGCTGAACAGCAAGGCCACGAAGGCGATCGACCAGGTCGCCAAGACCAAGGGCCTCACCGCCGAAACCGTCGACGCCATCAAGGCGAAGATCCTCGGCATCGACACCAGCAAGGGAGCGAAGGCATGAGCAGTTACCACACGGTTCTTGTCAAATCCGAGAGTGATGATCGCACCGCCAATAATTCGGTTCGACATCAGTACCGCGTTCTCACGGAAGACGAGAAGGCAATGATGCTGAAGGTCAAGGACTCCGGCGCGGACTTCCTCGCCTTGCTCGACGGTCTGGGCGCTAGCCGCGAGATCTCGATCGCCAAGACGAAGATCGAGGAAGCGGTGATGTGGGCCGTCAAGTCGATCACCGCGTAACACTCTCACCGAAACGGACTCAGGACCGTGACCGATTTCCCCGAACTCGCCATCTCGGTGCGCCAGCCTTGGGCCTGGGCGCTGATCCACGCCGGCAAGACCTACGAGAACCGGTCGGCCGGCGCGATCAAATTCATGCTGCCGCTGACCGGCCGGCGCGCGATCCACGCCGCGAAGGGTATGACGCGCGAGGAATACGAAGACGCCCGCGATTTCATGGCGTCCGAGATCGGCATCGCGTGCCCGGCGCCGGCCGATCTGCTGCGCGGCGGCATCATCGGCTCGGTGATGATTACCGGCGTGGTGAAGGACAGCGAGAGCCCGTGGTTCGTCGGCCCGCGCGGGCTGGTGATCGATGATCCGAAGCCGTGCGACTTCATCCCATCGTCCGGCGCGCTCGGCTACTTCAAGTGGAAGCCGGCCGACACCGCGATCGTGCCGCCGCCGGCGAAGTGGATGAACCCGAACTATGCTGCAGCATCCGCTGCCGCCGCGGCATCGTTGCTGCCGCTGTTCGGTGACGAATGACCGCGCCCCGCGCCAACCGCATCCCGTGCATCAATCCGCGCTGCCGGCGAACGGCTGACGGGGCGAAGTTCGAAGGTGACGAGATCATCTGCGGCAAATGCTTTCGCGCGTTGCCGAGTGAGTTCCGCAACAAGCATCGGTCGCTGCGCCGGCACGAAAAGAAAATGCTGCGGCTGATCGCCAAGCGCATTGTGGCACGTAGCATCGAACCGGCGCAGGTCGACGAGCTGCGCGATCGGATGCAGGCCCGGTTCGATGCGAACTGGGACCGGATCAAGCGCTACTTCGTGACGCCGGAGCGGCCGGTGGGGATCGAAGGCTTCCTTGCGGAGGTCGGGCTTTGACTCGCGCCATCACCGAAGCCGAATGGGCCGAGATCCGGCGCGCCGGCGTGCAGGCCGGTCCGCAGCTGGTGATCGAGGCCGGCGGCATTCCGGACGTGTTGATCTCCTACCAGAAGAAACTGCTGTCGACGACGGCGGTCAACGCGCTCACGGTGGTGGAAAAGTCCCGCCGCACCGGCGTGACCTGGGCGGCCGGCGCCGATGCGGTGCTGACGTCGGCGGCTGCGCGCGGCGCCGGCGGCATGGATACGCTGTACATCGGCTACAATCTCGACATGGCGCGCGAATTCATCGACGTCTGCGCAATGTGGGCACGGTCATTCAACGAGGCCGTCACCGATGCCGGCGTCGAGGAATTCGTGTTCGACGATGGCGAACCGGATTCCAACATCAAGGCGTTCCGCATCGCCTTCGCGTCCGGCTACGAGATCATCGCGCTGTCGTCGCGCCCGCGCTCGCTGCGCGGCCGGCAGGGCTATGTGATCGTCGACGAAGCCGCGTTCCACGACGATCTCAAGGGATTGCTGCAGGCGGCACTGGCGCTGCTGATGTGGGGCGGCAAGGTGCTGGTGATCTCGACGCATTTCGGCGACGAGAACGAGTTCAACAAGCTGGTTCAAGAGATGCGCGCCGGGCGGCGGCCGGGCGCGCTGATGCGGTTGACCTTCGACGAAGCGCTCGAAGACGGTCTGTATCAGCGGATCGCACTGGTGACCGGAAAGATCTGGTCACCGGAGGCCGAGGCGCAATGGCGCGCCAGCATCATCGCGTTCTACGGCGACGCCGCCGACGAAGAACTGTTCTGCATTCCCTCGCAAGGCGGCGGCATCTATCTGCCGCGGCCGCTGATCGAGGGACGGATGTTCGAGGCGCCGGTGATCCGGCTGACGCGGCCGGCCGAGTTCACCTATCTAGCCAAGGAGCTGCGCGAGAGCGATATCGAGGCGTGGTGCAAAGCGACGCTTGAACCGCTGTTGAAGGCGCTCGACCAGAACCGCCAGCACGGCTTCGGCGAGGACTTCGCCCGCGTCGGCGATCTCACGGTGTTCGCGCCGATCGAGATCGGCGCCACGACGAAACGCACGGTGCCGTTCGTGGTCGAGCTGCGCGGCATTCCGTTCGAACAGCAATGGCAGGTGCTGCGCTACATCTGCGATCGGCTGCCGCGCTTCATCGGCGGCAAGCTCGATGCCGGCGGCAACGGCGCGTATCTGGCCGAAGTCGCGGCGCAGAGATACGGCGCCTTGCGGATCGAGCAAGTGCATCTCACCGCGCAATGGTATCTCGACAATTTCGCCCCGATGAAGGCGGCGCTCGAAGACGGCGCGCTGTGGGTGCCGCGCGACGCCGACCTGCTCGACGATCTCGCGCTCGTGACGACGATCCGCGGCGTGCCGCAGATCCCGCCGCTGCGCACCAAGGGAACCGACGGCAAGAAGCGCCATGGCGACTTCGCGGTCGCCCTGGTGCTGGCCTATGCGCAGACGCGCGGCGCGCTGGTCGAATTCGGTTATCGGGGCGTCGGCAGCGATTCCGCGCGCGACGATTCCAACGACGGCCCCGACGACAGCGACGACAATGCGCGCGATTGGTGGCGGCAGCCGCTCGGCGCCGGATTGAGAGGTGGAGCGTGATTGCCACCGCGCAGGAAAGTCTTGGGACTCCGTCAGGTGTTCTCATTGCAACGAAACAAAAGTTGCTGGACGAAGGGTGGGGACAGCCCGGTGCTTATGGCGGCGAACGTGGTTTCGAGGGAGAGCACGGCTTTATTGGATGGCACTGCGTCTACGACGCCCTTGTAAATCGGGTGCTCGGTGGCCCTCTCGCTACCAGACGGGCAGTTGGCTTTCTTTGTGAGGCAGCCGGTGTCGACAACAGCCGCGATCTGACGGCTTGGAATGATGCGCGAGGGCGGACGATCGACGACGTTCTCGCTGCGCTCGATTGAGCAATCGACATAGCAAAGGATGCCTCGTGATGGCTGACGCCCCGATCCTCTACGGTCCTGACGGCGCGCCGATCCGGCGCGAGGTGCTGACGACCGAGATCGCCGGACCGACCATCACCGGCGTGCGCTCGCCGTTCGCCGACTATCCGGCCGACGGGCTCAATCCGCGGCGGCTGGCGTCGATCCTGCGCGCGGCGGATCAGGGCGATCCGGTGCAGTATTTCGAACTGTGCGAGCAGATCGAGGAGCGCGACGCGCATTACCTCGGCGTGCTCGGCACCCGCAAGCGCTCGGTGGCGCAGCTCGATATCCAGATCGAGGCGGCCGACGACACGCCGGACGGCAAGGCGCATGCCGACATGATCGAGGCCTGGCTCGGCCGCGACGAGCTGCAGGGCGAACTGTTCGATATTCTCGACGCGATCGGCAAGGGCTGGAGCTTCACCGAAATCATCTGGGACACCTCGACCGGGCAATGGATGCCGATGCGGCTGGAGCGGCGCGACCAGCGCTGGTTCAAGCCCGACATCCGCGACGGCGTCACGCCGCTGCTGCGCGTCGACGTCAATCAGGATGCGTTCGCGCAGGGCCTGCCGCCGGCCGGCCCGAACGGCGCCGGCTACGCGCCGCTGCCGGCGTTCAAATTCATCAGCGCGGTGATCCGCGCCAAGAGCGGCCTGCCGGTGCGCTCCGGCCTCGGCCGGGTCGCGGCCTGGCATTGGATGTTCAAGGCCTTCACGCAGCGCGATTGGGCGGTGTTCACCCAGACCTTCGGCCAGCCGGTGCGGGTCGGCAAATATCCGGCAGGTAGCAGCGAGAAGGACAAGGACACGCTGTTTCGCGCGGTGGCGAATATCGCCGGCGACTGCGCGGCGATCATTCCGGAATCGATGCTGATCGAGTTCATCGAAAGCAGCAATGTCGGCGCCAGCCACGCGCTCTACAAAGAGCGCTGCGACTGGCTCGATCAGCAGATGTCGAAGGCGGTGCTCGGCCAGACCGCCACCACCGACGCGATCGCCGGCGGCCACGCGGTCGGTCAGGAGCACCGGCAGGTGCAGGAGGATATCGAGGCCGCCGACGCCAAGGCGTTGAGCGCGATCCTCAACCGCGACTTGGTGCAGGCGTGGGTCCAGCTCGAATTCGGCCCGCAGAAAGCCTATCCGCGGCTGCGCATCGGCCGGCCTGATAGCAAGAACGTTTCACAGATCATCGACGGCATCGTGCGGCTGGCACCGATGGGCCTGCAGGTCGAGAAGAGCTGGGCGAACGATCTCTTGGGCATTCCGATTCCGGCGGCCGGCGCCGAGCTGCTGACCGCGCCGGCGCCGGCGTCGCCGTTCGGTTCGGCGTTCGATCCGTCGTTCGGCGCGACGTCGGCGCGGCCGGCGCTGAACGCGCAGCAGCTCCACGACGTGCGCGATCCGATCGCCGCGATGAGTGATCAGGCGGCGCAGCTGTGCGCGCCGGGCGGCGATGCGCTGATCGACGAAGTGCGCGCGGTGATCGAGGGCAGTACGTCGCTGCAGCAGGTGCAAGACAAGCTGCGCGCGCTGAAGCCCGGCGTCGCCGAAGCGCAGCTCGCCGGACTGATGCGGATGGCGCGCGTGATCGCAAACCTCACCGGTCGGGCGAACCTCAGCGATGCTTAGAGTTCACGGCGCGCCGCTGCACGGTTCGGTCTGCGCTTGCTGCGGCGGCGCGGCGATCGCGCTGCACGCCAAGGTGACGCCGTTCTCGCTCGACCCGCAGGAGGCTATCGACTTCCTGCGCCGCAAGGTCGATATGCCGACCGCGACCTGGACCGATCTGTGGCAGGCCGAACATTCGGCCGCGTTCACCGTCGCGGGCGCGCAGACCGATGCGCTGGTGAAAGACTTCCACGACGCCGTGCAGCGGGCGATCGACGACGGCCTCACGATCGAGGATTTCCGCGGCGACTTCGACCGCATCGTCGAAGAACACGGTTGGAGCTACAACGGTTCGCGCGGCTGGCGATCGCGCGTGATCTTCGACACCAACATCTCGACCGCCTATGCGGCCGGCCGCTGGGAGCAGATCCAGCGCGTCAAGCGGACGCGGCCCTATCTGCGCTACGTCCACCTCGAAGGCCAGCAGAATCCGCGGCCACAACATCAGGCATGGCACGGGCTGATCCTGCCGGTCGACGACGATTGGTGGCTGACGCACTACCCGCCGAACGGCTGGTTTTGTCATTGCTCAGTGATGAGCGTCAGCGACAGCGACCTTGGCCGCTACGGCTGGAGCGTCGCCGACCAGGCGCCCGAATCCGTCATGGTCGAGCGGCAGGTGCGGCAATCGGACGGCAGCCTGCGCACGATCGAGGTGCCCGACGGAATCGATCCGGGCTTCGCCTATCGGCCCGGCGAGATGCCGGATTTGGGGGGTGATTGAAGTGGGGTTCAAACCGTTTTCGCGGGCCGTTTTGGGCGGCTCCGGATTTCCCAGTTCGATTTCCCAGTTCGGGTCGGCGGTCCGGCGACGGAATCGGGGAAGTCAGTGCTGGACGGGGATTTCCTGCAAACCGGCGAACTGGGAATCGGCCGGCGCGGAAGCTCGTTTCGATTCCCAGTTCGGAAGGCGATGCGCGGAAAACGGCCACTTTCGCGGTCGGGGCCGGCGCCCGGTGCCATTTGAACTGGCGCGACGGCCGAACCGCGGGCGACCGGGTGAAGGCGCCCAAGCCTCGATAAACATTGACGTTCCCGAACGCTTCCGGGATTTTCCGGGCGATCCCGTAAGTGCCATAAGAACTGGCGCGTCACAGGTGGAGCTGACTTTTGTCAGCGCCGCCCGAACGGACGCGGCGTCCTGCGCGTTGCGGTTCGCACCCGCACGTCCGGGAGGCTTCGGGTACCCGTCCGGGCCTACTACGAGGCTC